GGTTCCGTCATTGGCAAATTTTTGCATGGATTAGATAAAATCTTCTATGCGAGATATTTGCGAGTAATATAGGGCATCGATGGCCTATTCAGAGGCTGAAATTCTCGAGCTTTCCAAACGAATCGGCAAAAATCGCGCGACTTTGTGGCGCTGGGCTAAAGAAGGTTGCGATTTACGCAGTCATGCATCAGTTCAGAGCTGGATTGAGAAAAAACGGACCAGGGAAACCAATGTTGAAAAGGCAAGGCGCCGTAAGGAAGCGCAGAAAATCGCGGCACAATCCGTAAATGATCAGGAACCTGCCGGCAATGGCGAGACATTACCCCCTGCGGGCAAACGCGGCGCAGCGGCAGCGCTCGAACGTTTAGAAAATCAGGAAGAAGAAGCTCACCGCCGGTTGCAGGCCGCCTTAAGTCGCGGCAATCCGATTCAGATTCAGGCCGCGCAGGAATTCTGGTTGCGGTGCAGTGAAACACTTCGCCGGTTGGATCTGGCGGTTGAGACGGCACGCAGAGAAGCCGAAACGCAAGTGCCGTTGCGAGTAGCGCAGGAAGCGGTGACGGCGGCCAGCGAATGGTTGCGGATCAGTGTCTCGCAATTTTTAAGCTCGGAGACGACGGCGCTGATGGCATTCAAAGACGGAGGCGAATTCCGGGCTTATTTCATCGAACGGTTGCGCGGCATCGTTCATTTGACGATGAAAAATACCGAGCAAACCAATTCCGCGATCCCGGACTGGGCGATTGCACGGATCAAGGCTGCTTGGAATGTGCAGTGATGACCAGATCTTGAACGTATTGGCTTCTGGTAAAAGAGAGTGTATCTGCTGTATAGGTACCCGCAGCGTGAACGGGCTCCTGGGCCGGGTAACCGGCCCCGCGGCACCAAATGACTCCGAGCGCTTATATCGATGAACCCTTGGCAATCTGCCATCTGATCGGCGGTGCGAACGGGTTGCCGTGGGATAAAGAACTTTCAGATGACCAGATCCGGGCGCATGTCGCCAAATGCATCCGTGTTTGGAACGAAATTCAGCGTCAACTCGCGATTAAATGGCAAATGGAAAATTCCCGAGCAGAAATCAAAGCCGAAACCGAGAAATGGCTGAAAGAACGCCAGGGACATTAAGGAAAATTGTTCATCGACCCTATAGAGTGGGGTGCGAAATATTTCTATCTCGACCCTAACGCGACGCATAAAGGGTTGTTCAACCCGCGAATCTGCAAGTTCTTGTTACCCCAGATGCGCGCCTTTGCCGATCCGCGGGTTAAACGCGGTGTTGAAATGGCCGGCGCGCAGTCGGGTAAAACGCAGAAAGCCATTATCTGCGCATTCTGGGCGCTCGACCAGGATCCCGGACCGATGATGTGGGTCACGCCAAATGAAAAATTTTCGAAACTCTTTTTCGATACCCGGCTCAAACCCAGTTTGGATATGTGCGAACCGATTCAGCGCCGGTTGCCGAAGCGCCGGGGCGGGATTTCGAAGCTGAAAATCGATTTTGCAACCGGGATGTTCAATCTGGCTAATGCCGGCTCGACTGCGGATCTGTCCGGTAAACCGATCCGATACCTGATCCTGGATGAGGAGAAAGATTATCAGCCTGGCCGGGTTGAATACGCGTTGGTCAGGACGCGGAGCAAGCCGGATCTGAAAATCTGGCGGATGTCGACCTCTAAAAAGTTCGAGGACACGATTCATCTGGCGTTTCTGGGCGGGACCCAGGATCATTGGCATTTGCGATGTCCGCGGTGCGGCGGATTCGAGCTGGTCCGCTGGAAGAATTTTCGATACATAACCAAAGGCTTGCTTTGTGAATCGATCTGTCTGACTTGTCCGGCACCGGTCGGAGTGGACGAGAAAAATCAGCCGATTGTCTGCGGCTACGAATGGTGGGATACGCCGCAAGACCGGCTCTATATCCTCGATCACGGGGATTACGTGAGTCACAACCCCGGCGCGCCCTATCCGAGCTGGTCCTATTGGGGCGCCATTGCACCGTGGATCAGTTGGCAATCTATCGGCGCGGATTGGCTGATGGCGATGGAAGCCAAATCAAAAGGCGATTACGAACCGTTTAAGCGCTTCTTGTGCGACACGATCAATGAACCCTTTGAGGAACAACCGGCCGATAAAACTCCTGAGATTGTCCGCTTTCCCTACAAGTTGAACCAGTTCAAGGCAGCGCGCTATCCGGGTGAGGCGCTGCGCGGAATGGCTGTAGACGTGCAGCTGAAGGATTTCAGGGTCGTCATAAGGGGATTTGAGCAAACGGCCGCCAGCAAGCTTCTGTGCGCGCTGCCGGTGGCGACCTTTGAAGACTTGCGCGCGTTGCAGATTGAATACGCAATCGAAGACCGGTTCGTTTTTGTGGATTCAGCGCATCAAAGCGAGATGGTGTACGCGGCTTGTGTCGAGTATGGTTGGTTTGCGGTAGTCGGCAGCGATGAATACAATTTTAACCATCCCAAAAAGGATTTTACTGGGAAGACCATCGGATATATCCAGAAACCGTTTAGCTCAATCCGTGATGTCTGGAGTTTCAAAAAAGGCAAAAATTGCCCGCTCATCACGCTCGCCACGCCACGCTTGAAAGATATCACCGCTTTTTTCAGGGATGGCAAAGCTAGCGTCAACTGGGAAATTCCGAGCGATGTTCCGGAAAGTTATATCCGGCAGGTCTATAACCAGTTTAAAGTGGAAAGGGTTAATGACCGCACTAAAAGATTGGAACTGGTCTGGCCGGATCGGCGCGAGGATCATTACTGGGATTGCGAATACTTTTTAACCGGGATGGCGATCATGGCCGGGATTATCAAGCTTTAGGGTTTCGAATAAAACCAACAAAAAACCCGCTCATTTCTGAGCGGGCTTGCCAGCCTTGCGGGCTTTCCGGCACTTTTCCCAGTGCCGAACAAGCTCGGCTTGGGATCGATACGGAAGACCGTACCGGTTAAGATCGGCCTCGGAAAGGCCGCAGGAAGAGAGACCGTCGCGGAAGGAAGAAAAAGAAGAGGAATTCATACTAAATAATTACGTCAGCCTCACTGAAAACTTAAATTAAATTTTCAATTAATTCTCTAATTGTTAAGGCCGGTCTGTTTCCAAGCTTTTCCAATATCTCAGCTTTAATCCGGATGCAGATCTGTCGTCGCCCATCAGTGACTCCGGGCTTGCGACCGGAACCTGCTCGTTTGCCGCCTTTCATTTTATCTTCTTAAGATTGCCAAATAAAAGCCCGCTCTTTTTGGAGCGGGCTTTTATATGTTATTTGATTGTGGCTGGAATCCAGCCCAACGGGCTGTTCCAAAACCACTGTTTAAGGGTTTTGTGGAAGTAGAAAGTTTGTTTATTGATGGTTTTGGATTTAGAGAAATTATTTGTCATATCTAACTACTACGGTCGATTGTTTGAAAACTTAAATTCTTTTTTCAATTAAACATCCGAAAGCGGCGTTTTGACATTCCGCTCATTTTTAAATGACGGAAGAGCAATGCCAGTTCGCGCTTGACTTGAAAATGGATGTGCTTTCCCGGGCCTATCAACTCGGGCAACCCGGGGACCCGGATTACGAGGCGGCATTCAAGGCAGGGTTGGGCCAACTCCAGAATGATCGGGACAAGATTCGCGCGGCGATCTCGGCCGGCGGTGGTAAACAGGTCTTAAGCGTCAATGCCGGCGAATCGGTGACCTGGTCGGCGCCGATGAGTTTACAGGATCAGTTAGGGGCTTATACCCGGGCAATTATGGAACTCATGGGGTTCACTTATCTCCAGAACCGGACAAGTGCGCGCTTTCTTTATTAGCTTATGCTGGTCAATTACAAGCTGATTCGGGCTAGTCATCCTGAGGATTTTACCCGGCCTTATATCCGGCAATTTCCGCTCAAAACTGATAAAGCAGTGCCGTTTGGTGATATCGGCGTTCTGCGGTCCCACGTTTTTTATCTGTTCAAAAATCTCGGGCCATTACGGGTGGCGATTCAGGAAAAAGCGATGTACGCGACCGGGCCGAATCATTGGCTGCCGGTCTGGATGGGGCAGGATGAAGCATACAAGGCCGAAGTCGAACAATGGCTAATCTATAATTGGTACCCGATCTGCAATGTGCTCGGAGAAGAATTCGATTTCCAAACGACCTTGTTTTTGTTGTCAGTCAATCTTGATGTCTGGGGTGAATTTTTCATTTATCTGACCGAAAGCGAGGATTCCGAGCCCGGCGCCGAAGATGGCGGATATCCGATGCTGCAGATCATCTGGGTTTATCAGGTGGCGCAACCGCGCGCGCATGGGGCATTAAACAAGGATAACGTGCTAACCGGTTTGGCGTTTGGTGGCAAATACGTCGGCTACAAATGCGAAATGGGCGTTGTCAAAAATAAGCAGGGTCGCGCAATCGCCTATTCGGTTCTGATGGATGATCCCGCCGATGACGATCTGATTGCCGCTAACGACATGATCCGGGTCCGGGAAATGGATATGGGCGATGAGACTAGGGCTACACCGACATCCGCACACGGAATTGATCAGGGACGTTCGATTCTTAGTCTGCTGTCGAACGAGCAAGATTTTCTGGAGAATGCCAGCCGAATCAATTTGCTTGAGTATAACGATTTGGCCGGCCTGGATCCGACTGATCCGCAGAATCGACTTTCACTCATGGCTAACGGATCGGCAATTGCCGATACCGCAAATCAAGAGCAACAGACTAATCCGCCATCTATTACCGGCAAGCGATCGACAACCCTTGAATGGATGGAACGATCGCAAATCAAATATTTGAATCCGAAAAACGGGAACAAACTGGAAGCATTCCAGTTTAACCGGCCGCCGAACGAATGGCATCAGTTCATGGATAAGTTGTCGCGGTTTTTAATCGATCCGATCTGGCCGTTCTATCTGGTCGATCGCGAAGGCGATTTGGGAGGAGCGCAGGCGCGAGGGCTTTTGGCCCGGGCTAACCGTATCATTCAGGATCGCCAATCGCTGATCCGCCGGGTGGCCAGGCGTTGCGTCCAGTATGCGGTCGCTAAAGCTACCAAGATCGGCCGGATTCCGGCTAATGAAGCCTGGTGGATGTGGAATTTTACCTTGCCGCAACGGATTACGGTCGATTTCGGTCGGGATAGTAAAGCCGAGGTCATGGAAGTTCAGAACGATCTGATGGATGCCGCAGAAACCGTCGAAGCGCGCGGAGTTGGTCCTTACGAACTCTATCTAGAACGGTTGTACCGCCACAAAGCGCTTAAGATCAAAATCAAAGCGCAAGTTGAACAGGAAATGGGTGTGGAAATCCCGGATGAACCGACTCAGCCGGTCGCGGCAGGCGGCGGATTCGGGAGTTCGGGGAGCGGTCCTGATAAAGAGGAACCGGTCGATTAAAACCTATGATTCCATTACTCATCCATCTCTTGATCATCATTCTGATCCTTGGGTTGATTTTCTGGCTGATCTGGTGGGCACTTAATCTTTTTCCCTTACCCGCACCATTCGCACAGATCGCGCGAGCTATTCTGATCTTGATTTTTGTCCTGATCCTGATCAGCCAACTCTTACCGCTTTTGAATGTGAAACTATGAAACTTGCGCGCACACTGGAGAAAATAACGATGCATCCGTGGCTGATTACCCCTGGCGGATACGCCGCGGTCATGCGCCTCATTGATTCCAAACTGGCCCGGGAAAACTTGAGTGTAATCGCGGAAATTCCCCAGAACGATGACGCTAAAAAGCCGATTAGCCAGGCGAAAGATCGAATAGCACAGATCACAGTCAGCGGCATTCTGGGGCAGCGACTTTCCTGGCTCGAGAACCTTTGTGGGGGATGTGATTATCTGGATATCTCAAACGCAATTGATGATGCGATTGACGCAGACGCTCAAGGGATCCTTTTCATTTTCGATTCACCCGGGGGCATGGCGACCGGTTGTCCGGAATGCGCGGCCAAGATTGCGGCAATCGAAGTTCCGAAGATCGCATTTAGTGATTCGCTGATGACCAGTGGCGCTTATTATCTGGCCAGCGGGTGCGATTACCTGATGGCGACATCATCGGCTGACGTGGGGTCAATCGGCGTGATTATCCCCTGGGTCGATCAACAAAAACTCTGGGATAAAGCCGGACTGAAATTCGATCCGATTTATTCCGCCGGTGACGATCTCAAACCGACGATGTACGGTCCGAGCCTGACCGATGAGCAGCGCACCTATCTGCAACAGAGCGTCAACGATGTTGCCGAAGCATTTCAGAATCACGTCTCCAATTATCGGCAACTTGATTTCTCTCAATTAAAAGCCGGCGCTTATTCAGGCCAGCGAGCGCTCGGCCTTAACCTGATCGATCAAATTGGCCTGATTGAAGATGCCTACAATGAGCTTCTTAAGCGCATTTCGAAAACGCAAGTCGGTTGACATTTCCGGGTATGAAATGACACCGAAAACCTTGGATTCGGCCTTGGAATTAATCGCAAATCAAGATGCGCAAATCCAAGGTCTTGAAAAAACGATTTCCGAACAGGAAACCCGTATCGGCCAACTCAATAGTGATCTGGATACCTGCCTGACGAGTTTCGGGATCGCGAAAAAACTCGACGAGAACAAAACTGTAAGCTGGAGCAGTTCGCACCTGCAGGCAGCCGACGAAGCGATTGTTGCGCTGAACACCGAGCGCGATGAATTGAAAAAAAAGCTCGTTACAGCCGAAAATCGAATTGCCGAGCTTGAAAAAGAACAAAAGAGCGTCTCGGCGAAGGCACGCGAATTTCTTGCTGCTCAAGGCGGCAAACCATTGCCGGTATCGAGTAATGGACCCAAATCGACCAATCAATTGGCATTAACTGAAGCTCTCGATGAAGCCAATCGGACCGGAAACAAAGACGAAGTCAAACGTCTGTACGGCGAGCTTCAAAAATTGAAAAACTGATTCATTCGCAAACACTCCTAACAATTTTCTCTTTTTATGCCTGCAAACAGCCTAGGAACCTTAAGCCCGACTTTGGTTGTACTGGATACGATCCAATTTTTGAAAAAAACATTTCCGGTCATTACCCAAATCACTACGAATTTCAGTGACCAAGCGGTTTTGCTTAACGAAACCGTTATTTCACGCGTGGTCACTCCTCCGCCGGCGCACGATTATGTTTCGCCTGCGGCGGCCGGTACTGGTTATGCTGCTCAAGACGCGGCGACAACGACCGATGTGCCCGTGGTCATCAATAAACATAAATTCGCGACACTGGCTTTCAGCGATACGGAAATGTCTTCGACACCGCGTGATTTGCCGACTGAACAGAAACAGGCACTTGCTTACAGTCTCGGGCGCCAGCTCTTGATTGACCTTTTCGCGTTGGTCACGCCAACCAATTTCACGACTACTTATCAGATTGTCGATCCCAAGAATTCGAATCGACACACCGTTACGGCGATGCGCCAATTGTTGGTGACAAATGGTGCCAGCATTAACCGGTTTGGTGTTGTGAATCCAACCGTCTTTGCCGCACTCGCCCAGGATACGGGAGTAATCTCGCAATTCAATTTCGGGTCTGCGAAACCGGATTTATCTGGCGGCACAATCGATGGATTGGCGGGATTTACGCAAATTATTGAGTATGCGGAACTTAACACCGCCAACTCTCTGGCTGGATTTTTCGGTGCCAAAGAGGCTTTAGTGATGGCAGCCCGGGTGCCGGAAGTTCCCGATATCAGTCTGCCCGGTACGGTTGAAAATGTCGCCGACCCGGATTCGGGCCTGACTATTCAATATCGTGAATATTACGATATGATGGGCGGCCAACTCAACGTTAGTCTTACTTGGATGTATGGAGTCGCGAAGGGCGTCACCGGACATGGCGCGATTTTGGTCCAGAACGCTGGTGGCAACCCCAACTAGGTTTGTTGGATGCCAACGATTATAATAAGCGCGGGAATGGATCAGGACGGGAACCTGATCAATCTCTATATCGGGCCAAGCTATGCGGATGCCGAAAACGTAATGATTGAGGCCGGACACCAGCATAAAATTATTGAAGGCTGGCTTTTCTCTAATCCCGTGCCGGCGTTGCACCAGTATTATGCCCCTGAAGCTCCCAAACGTAGAGGGCGCCCGCCAAAAACGTTTGCTGAAGATCCGGTTCTGGATACTACATAAATGTCGATGCGTGACCAGGTCGCCGCGGCTTTCGGCGAGCTGCAAGCAGTTTTCGCCGAGACTGCCACTATTCAGGGTGTAGACGGGATCCCGATCACCATGGGTCCTAATGTGATGCTCTCGATGGGCTACGGTGATGGCGGGACGAACCAGATTCAGGGCGTTACCCTTTATTATCCGATTTTTGGTTATCCTGCACCGGTAGTTGACGGTGCCGTTATTTTCCGTGGCCTGAACTACGCAATCCAGACGATCGAACAAAATATGGGGACTTGGCAGATTACAGCGACTCAAATCCTGGCACAGAAAAGCGGATGAGCGTTAAAGTCGATATGCGGGATTGGAACCGCTCTTTTGAGCGCTACGTCGCGGTACGCAAAACGGCTCGCAAAGATATCATTCATCAGAAAGCCCGTGATTTCGCTTTTAAAGCGTTCCAGAATCTGCCGCCGACCGATCGGCAACGAATCGAGGCCGATATGCAGAAAGACGGAATGCTGCTCAAACTGACTGTGCGCCGGCTCCAAGCCAAAGGCATCGATCTGAAGAATCTGGGTACAGTCCGGGTACGCCAGAAAGGTGGTGCAGGCGGCAAACGCACTATCAGTAAAGCTGATAAAATCATCAGCCAGTATGCCAAAAAACTGCTGCGGGCGAAAATCCGATCGCGCGGCTATCATCGAGTATCATTTTTATTGCTCGCGCAGAAACTCGGGGCTTCAGGTGCGGCTAATGTCAATCCGCGCTCAGTTCTGGCTAAAACCAATGTCAAAGAATCGCACACTTATACGAACGATGTTTACACGCTTAGCGCGATAGCCCGCGGCATGGATTGTCCGAGCACTCACCAGGCCAAGGATAAAGCATTGTCTTTGATCAAAGCCGATATGGAAAGCTTTACCGCTAAACGCCTGGCAGACGCTAAGAAACAAGCCGGATTCAGACGATGACCGAGGTTGCCGAACAATTCCTAATTGATATTTTGACGCCGCAAATGGCGCCTGTACCAGTCCGGCGCGATGTATCCGATCCACAAATCGCCCGCCCGATCGTTATCGTCGCGGGGCATCTGGATGAAACCTATATCCCGGACGGACGTTACAGCGTTGCCAAAGTCGCTTTGGACGTAACGCTTGAAACCCAGGTCGGTCAGAGTACCGACGTCGATCATGAAACTTTAATCAGCCAGATTTCGACGGCTTTACCTAATTACGGCCAGTGGACGGGTACTCAAAGCTATTACGAAAAAGTGTATTTCGGGCCGGTACGAACTGGAGAAAAGAAAACAAATGACCTCGTTCGATCTTATATGTTCGGCTTCTATCTGGTCGGCAGGTTGACAATTCCTTAAAGAAAAATATGGCCGCAACAATTTATCCTCCTGGCATGGGGTATATCTGGGGCATTAGCGCGACAATGAGCGGAATGTCGATGTCAAGTTATCGGCAAAACGATACGACTGACGTATTCGAGCAAAAAAGTGGTCAGGGGGAAACAATCGCGGTGGTCAGTTATAATCCGCGCAGCGAAATCACAATCGAAGGCGAAACTTTTGCCGGATTCACAGTCGTCGCCGGTAAGGAAATCATAATCGCCAACATCATTTTGCCGCCAGCGACAAGTGCGGGTTTGGTTATTTGCCGCAGCGTGGAATATCAAGCTAGCCGTGAAGCGATGCAAAAAGCGACCATAACCGCGACCATGTTCCCATTGATCGCTCCTTAAGGAATAGCCATGTTTAATCACTCAATTACGACCGGGTACGCTGACGAAGGCGGGAACGTACAAACCGTGATAAACAAATACGCCGGCCAAACCGAGAAAGGTTTTGATGGCACCATTACTGCCGGAGCGACCAATTCGCCGATCACCTTGTCCTGGACGATTACAGCCATGCAAAGCTTCATGATGTGGAGTTCTCAAGCTTTGACCGTTAAAACCAATAGTTCATCAAGCCCGGCGCAAACCTTTTCTCTAGCGGCCAATCAGGAAGTGGTTTGGGGAACGCTGCAAGGCACCACCAATCCGATTACCCTCGATGTGACGCAACTTTTCGTGACCAATGCGGGCTCGGTCGATTCGCAGTTTAAGGTGCGCGTTTTATTGACCTGAGAAATGATCGTTGAAGAAAAATTGGATGAAATTCTTTTGATTCTTAAACGGATCGAGGAACGCCAGATTCGAGTCCGTGAGGAAATCAAAGAACAAGTCACACCGGTAGTTGGAAGTTTTGCTTCATCTGAGCCCAGCTCATGAGCACTCAAAGCTCTGATCCGTTCAATGTTTCTATCTCGATTTTTCGTAACCGGCAATGGATTCAGAAAATCACGGTCCAGAACCCGGACAACTCCCCTATTGATATCAGTCAGGATCTGTTGGCTTTAGTCATTATTCCGGATCTTTCCAGCGGGAATGCTGATCCAGTTCTATCCAATAAAACGCCGAGCGGGGATTTGGCCGGCGGTGTTGCCGTTTTTACTTTCAGCGATTCGGACACTAAAAACCTGGTTTCAGGCGCCGATTACCGCTGGCAATATTTGCGCCAGCAAAGTACACAAAACAATTCCGACGTTGTTGTTGCTGGCCCTTTGATCGTCCAGGATTCGCCGCCATTTCCTCCGTGATATGCCGATCGAACCATTGAGTTTGGAGGTCGTTCTTCCAGCTCCGGATTCGATTATCGTCCAGAATCCTGAGCTTAATCTGGATGTCACGATTGCCGTTCCGGATTCGATTACGATCCAGAATTCTGAGCTTAATCTGGATGTCACGATTGCCACTCCGAGTCCGATCGTAGTTCAGAATCCTGAGTTCGATCTGGGTGTTGTTATTTCTCAACCCAGTCCGCCGATTGTCTTAAGTGCGGGTGTGGGTCTGCCGGGACCGCCCGGGCCGGCAGGTATACCGGGTCCGACTGGTCCGCAAGGCGCAAAAGGGGATCCTGGACCAACTGGTCCGCAGGGTCTCACTGGTGCGGCAGGACCAATTGGGCCCTCCGGCGCGCAAGGAGTTGCCGGGCCGACCGGTGCGCAAGGAGTTGCCGGCGCAACCGGCGCCACTGGTTCGCAAGGGCCAAAAGGCGATCCGGGGCCGACTGGGACTGCGGGCGCACAAGGTTTACAAGGGTCGCAAGGACCGACTGGGCCGATCGGGCCGATTGGTCTAACAGGTATTCAAGGTCCGCAGGGCAATACCGGTGCGCAAGGTCCAGCGGGGCCAACAGGTTCGCCGGGTCCGGCCGGCCCGGGTGCAACTGTTAGCGTCGGCACGACAACAACAGGAACCCCAGGCAGCAGTGCTTCGGTTATCAGTGGCGGAACGCCTAGTGCGCTTGTTTTAAATTTTACCATTCCACGCGGTGATGTCGGTGCCACAGGTTCAACCGGTCCAAGCGGTCCGCAGGGAGCAACCGGTGCGACTGGATCACAAGGTTTAACCGGGCCGCAGGGCATAACCGGCGCGACTGGATCGCAAGGGCCAAAAGGCGATCCCGGCCCGACTGGAATCGGTGTAGCCGGTCCAACTGGGGCGCAAGGGCCGGTTGGAGCGACTGGGCCGCCCGGGCCGACCGGCGCTCAAGGGCCGAGCGGTTCAGCAGGCGCGATCGGACCGGTTGGTCCGCCCGGGCCGACGGGTTCGCAAGGTTTGGCAGCAACTATCAATGTGGGGATAACATCGACCGGAGCTCCCGGCAGCAGTGCTCAGGTCACAAACACCGGTACTTCTAATGATGCGGTCCTTAGTTTTTTAATTCCGACAGGTGCACCAGGCCCGATGGGACCGCAAGGTCCACCTGGTTCATCTGGGAGCGGTGGAGCAGTCCAAACTGTTTGGGGCGAGACGCCGGCAGGGCTAATCGACGGTTCTAACCAGGTTTATACCAGTGCTAATCCCTACATGCCGAATTTGCTCGGGGTCTACTTAAACGGACTACGGCAACGTCGCACCAATGATTATTCCGAGACTGGAAGCCAGTCTTTTCAATTCTTACAAGCTCCGCAGCCTGGCGACAGCTTGAGCATAGATTATATACAACCCTAAAGGAGCTATATGGCTAGCACACAGATTCGTGGTACTACTCAGATTCAGCCCGGAAGCATTGCCGATGCACAAATTCAAGCCGCAGCCGCTATCCAGACTTCTAAACTCGCAGACGGCGCCAAATTCATCAAAAGTGACGGCACGGTGGCAATGGCCGCCAACCTGAGCCTAGGGAACTTTCTGATTAATAATGTTGGGAACCCGTCTACATCCACCGATGCCGCGAACAAATCCTATGTTGACTTGGTCGCCCAAGGGACTGGCGACATGCTCAAGAGCGTCTACGATACCAACGCCAACAACGTGGTGGACACCTGCGACAGTCTAGCCTGGAGCAAGATCACTGGCGCACCGGCCTATATGAACTGGGTTCCTTATACCGGGCCGCCGCAGAGCTTCGCCAACCGGGACCTGACCCGCGATGGCGACTGGACTATGGTTGCCAACAAGGCGACCAGCGATCGACCAGCCCCACAACAAAGCGGCTCCGAAGAAGACCTGCTGCCGGCCTGGACGCCGGTGACGCAGAGCCTGCGTGCTAGCTATACAGTCTACAACGAGTGGACGATCAATTCTGGAGGCTGGATTGATCAATATGGCATGGACGTTCTCTCACAGAACGCGGGAGCAGTTCATACGCTTACGCTATACGTCAACGGTGTTGTAAAAGACACTTTCACTTCGACGCCTAATATTGCTCAAATATATATACATAATATTACGCCACTCGTTGTAAGTTCGGGCGCAGTCATTCGCGTTAAGCTGCAAGTGGAGCAGATTTCTAACAATTTAATGTATTGGGTGCAGCAAGCCGGGCTATTTGCGACTCCACCGATTTACTGCTCGCTGGCGCAAGGATCAAAAGATGGGGCTACAGCAGGAACGACTGCATACGGCTGTCATTTGTTGTTTATTCCTGCGACTTTCTCTCCCGATTGGGACGTGATCGCCTACGGTGGGATGGCAGCCGGTGCTGGTGGTGGGGGCGACATGTTTAAGTCCACCTATGATAGCAATAACGACGGGATTAGCGACCATGCGGCACTCTCGGATACGGCGCCTTGGACGGGCATTACTGGTAAGCCTTCCACGTTTGCTCCCAGCGCACATGCTCCCTCTCATCTGGATAACGGAGCCGATCCTATTCCTGTGGCCACCACCAGCCGCACAGGAAGTCTGTGCATACTTAACGGTACAGCAACCACATTTCTGGATGGCACAGGGAACTGGAGTACGCCGGCTCCGGCCGGCACGGTTAACCCGGGCACCTGGACAGCTCTCAGTTATTCGACTGGTTGGACTTTAGGCACGAGCGCACAGTACCGCATTGAGACCAATGGCAGTTTCCAAAAAGTGATTTGCCAGGGGATCATCAATTACGCGTCTGGTGCGGCAAGTTTAGCATTTACGTTGCCCAACGGCGCAAGACCGGCTGTCCAGCGTGGATGCTCACTTGCCGGACAAGATTCCAGTGGCGACGTGCAACTCTTTCAGGCGGTCGTTGCCACGAGCGGCGCGGTGAATATTTATCCCCTGGTACGGCAAAATTTCTCCTGGCCGAGCGCGACTAATGGCAGTGTTTATCTTGAAGGGTTGGTTTTTAGCTTATGAGCGACATCGTTACATCGCAGACTTTCGTTGATGGAGAAAAAGGCATCACGGCCACGAAACTCAATAACATTATTGCGAACAGCGTTATTCAGCCTTCTTTTGTTTCCGCGCAGCCTAGTACTTCGGCGCTCGATCCCACCGACCAGTTGCTCGATCTCAAAGGAAGCGGCGCTTATACGCGGATCACCGGAGCGCAGCTCTCAAGCTCTGTGGCGGGCCAGCTGGCTCTTGCCAATACCAGTCAGAACGGAATGTTGCACCAGACCAGCGGCAATCTTGGGGACTATTGCGGCGGGGATAATCTTTTCCATGTCCTGAACACTTTCACCAGCCTCACTGCGGCGACCACGTTGACCAGTGCCGACACGAATAAATTGCTGATCTGTTCGGGCGGCAGCTGGGTATTGACATTGCCGGCCGCGGCTAATGGGTTGGCGCATCGGTTGAGGAACGACATGGGCATCAGCGGGACAGTCGGCACCATCACGGTGACGCCGCCAACTGGGACGATTGATGGCGCAGCGACCTTGAAACTCTTGCCACAACAGGAATGCACCATTTTGTGCGACGGCACCAACTGGCGAAGTTTCGGGCTCAAGCGCGAGGTGGTCTTAGGGGTGCAGGATCTATCGACGTCAACGGCGAGCGCATCCGTTTTATTGCCAACTGGTTATCGTTATTTCGACCTGGAATTTGCCGGTTTGCAAAGTATGACCGACAATGTCGCGCTATATGCTCAGTTTAGCACTGACGGTGGCGCTACATGGTTAACGGCAGCAACTTACTCCTGGGCTCTCACTTATACTTCAGGTACTGCGGCGGTTGCAGCGGCATCTCAGGGGGTTACTCAAACGGTCGTCTATCTCGGGAGCGGTATAACCTCCGCGGGAGGTGTGTCGCATAGTAAAGCGATTATTCACCCTGGTGGCGGAACAACTGCGCGCCCGACCGTTATCGCTCTTGGTGGAAGTTACGTAAACAGCGCAAGCTATACACGCGCGTTTAACGCTTACGGATTCTATAATGTTGCTACAACTATAAACGCGGTTTTGTATTTCATGAGTACAGGCAACATCGCCAACTCGTTTTTGACTGTGAAAGGGATCGTGTAAATGAATGAGGGGCCGCCAATGAATGAGAGGCCGTCAAAGAACGGATCTGGCCTATCATGGCCGACCGTGGTGCTTATTTTGGCGACCGGGGCAGGCAACTTAGTTACAACCCATCAAGGCAACGTGCAAATAACCGAGGAACAACGCGAGGGTCTGCAAAAGATTCGTCAGCTGCACAATGATTTAGACGATTTCAAACGATGGCAACGCCAAGCGAGCGAGAACCAGCAAACAATCCTAGCCAATGACTCGCGCTTACTGGAGGAAGTCCATCGTATCGCGGTGCGACTGGATCATTTGAAAATCTTAGAGCAACAAAAAGAAACTCAATGAAAATTTGCATTGATGCAGGACATGGTGGCTCCGATCCGGGCGCTTGCGGGAAAGAAGGCCTCAAGGAATCAGCCGTTAATTTGGCGATTTGCCAATACTTGGCGTCCAAGCTCGAGGACCTTGGCTGTGCGGTTCTCTTCACGCGGAGTTCGGAAATTTATGTTCCGCTCGGAATCAGGGCTGGCATTGCCAACGATTGGAATGCGGACATATGCCTTTCTATTCATCTAAATTCAGATGGAGATTTCGCTAACGGCATTGAAACGCTTTACAAAACCGCGAACGGAAAAGCTCTTGCAACACCGATTCAAAATCGACTGATTGCCGCAACCGGCGACCGGGATCGCGGACTGGTTTGCAGGAATGACCTCTATATTTTAAATGCAACTAAAATGCCTTGTTGTCTCGTAGAAGCCGGTTTTATCTCTAATCCGAGTTTTGAGGCCAAATTGCGAACGGCCGAATATCAGCGATTGATCGCAACCGCGATTGCGGGAGGCCTAGCCGATTTTCTGAACCTGGCGCCGCGGGCTCAGCCGGCATGAGTCGATTCAATCGATCCGGACATATTCATGTTGACATCCGGACTAAAGATAGATCCTCGCAAAAAATCTGCTTTTAAATCCCGATGGATAAACATGCTTTTGCCGAGCTCGTTGCCACGAGCAACACCGATCTGGCGGCTGTCCTGATCTTTTTCGATTTCACTTTGCCGCGGGAAAATCCCGCAATGGTTTCCGAGATCTTTAAATGGAGCGATCTGCAAAAAGGCAAAAAAGATCGAAATCCGCCTCGGCGCGTCATCTGGAAATTTGATTCCGATCCGGATAGAAAATCTTTTGCAATTACTCAGGCGTTCCAAGGAGAAGATTCGCACGATCGGTTTGACAATTTTTTGGCTTCGTTACCGATCGAAGAAGAAAGGCTAGGAACACTTAAAGCTCTGCACTCGGCGAGCGTAGCTCAGGCCGGCCGGGAAATCTTAAACATTCGCAAAGAGCTCCTTGATCTGATCAAACAGGCCCCAGACCAGGCTCTCTGGCAAGTTATCGTTTATGATTCTGGCAAGATTAAATCGTTGTTCCCGAAAGCCGCATCTGACGAAGTGAAAGCCAAATTTATGGAGAAAGAATAGATGAATACCGATGAGGAACTGATTGAGACTTCCGACGGCGCTTTTATCTCGGCGAGTTCTCCGAACAGGTTGAAACAAATCGAGCTTTATCCCTTTAGCTTGATGCGCCAGGCAACTGCGCTTTCGCTTGGGCTTGATAACGCTCAAGATGGTTTTTGGAATGCAATTGTGATGGTCTGGTTATGCACGTTAGATGAGGACGGTTGCATATGGGCCAAAGAAAATAAAAAAGAAGCAATCAAAGAAGCGTTTGCCTGGGGCGATTCTGAAGGTTACAGCCTGGCCAATTTCGAGCCAATTTTGCGGATTTACACGAAGATCAATACTGAAATCCGGCGATCGACTGATGCCGTTTTGAGCACAAACGGAACCCAGGAAAAAAACTTTGGCGGGCAGCCGGCATCCTAGAAACCGCAAGCTGCGCGGCTGCCGTGAGCAATCTCAATCTTAATTATATCCTCTGGCATATGCCGATCGCCATCGCGTTCCAGTTGCAGCTTATTTTTTATCAGCGGCAAGGGAATAAGTTCTGGCGACCATATGAAGCTGATCAAAAGGCATTGACAACATTACTCTCTTAAAATGGCCTCTGACACCGTCACAACAACCTTTGGAGCCGACGATTCGCCGTTCCAGGCTGCCGCGCGCCGGGTCCGAGCTGCCATGGGCGGGATCCAGCATGAGGCTCAGAGTGCTGCTGCCGGTATAAAGGGATTGGAAAGCGCATTAGGTGCGATCATGCCGTTGGTTGCCGCCATTACAGGTGTTGCCACAATTTTTGAAACGTTCCGCAAAAGTTTTGCACAAGCTGCCGAACGTGAGCAGGCCGGTCAACAATTTGAGGCTATTGCCGGAGGGGCGGAAAAGGCTGCGCATGCAATGGAGGAACTTGAGAAGATTTCCGCCGAAACGGCTACCGATTTCCCAGAACTTGCGCAAGGTGCCAAACGTTTGATGGAAGCCGGCCTTTCAGCCGATGAAGCTGCTGAAGCAACCGGACGCCTGCAGAAGATCGCGCTCAATACGGGAAGCAGTTTCGAGGAACTGGCCGATATCTATGCGCGGGTAACGACTAAGCAGGAAGTCAGCCTTAAAGATCTGACCAAACTCGCTGCAGCCGGTATTCCGGGTATCGCAGATATTGCTAAACAATTCAAGAATCTGGAAAAAGCGACCAAAGATTCAGATAACGAGCTCGAACATTCCAATCAAATCTTCAAAGATCAATATGAACTCGCCGAAAAGAACATTGGAGCGATCAATTCATTCGGCCAAAAGACCGGATTATTAGCGGAAGCTTTCCGGCAATTCCAGCAAAGTGCTTACAGAAATGTCGGCCGAGTTTCTTTTGGCGGCATGGATCTCGGCGAGAAATACGCCAAACAATTTAGTCAAGGGCTAAAACAAATCAGTCAGGAAACCGGCGTCACCGAGCGGGATCTTGGCAACTTGATGGATAAAGGGAAACTCGGTTTTGAGGATCTGATTCAAGCTGCGCAACGTTTTCGGGAAGAACAGGAAAAGCAGCGTGAAACCGGAGTGCAGACTAAACGGTATGAGGATCAAAAGACCTTGCTTGAAGCCCAGCGCAATCTTTTAGGACAGGTTGGCGAGGCCATTCAAAAGGCGACAGATCCCGGCGGCATGTTTGCTAACGTTACCAAGGTCTTCGACATTATTGCCGGTAAATGGCGGCAAATAATGCTTGATATCGATCAAAGTTTTGAAGCATTTGGCGCACCATTAATCCGCGCATTTCAACCGGTCCTGAGCTTAATCCATGATCAGGTCATGCCCAAATTGCAAGAGGCCGCGACCACATTTGGCGCAGCGCTCGAAAATGCAGTTCAGACTGGGGATTGGTCGGGGGTTGCAGATGCGATTGCGAATGCTTTAACTAGTCCCGAAGTGATTGGGGCAATCACTGCGTTTTCGGATGCTCTCGGTAAAGCATTGAGCAAAACAATCACTTCAGAGTTTAACCAGATTGCCGAAAAGTTTTCCAGCCCCCAAAAAATTTTAGATAGTCTCACCAAAGCCGGTCTTAATCCGGCTACAAAAGAATTCTGGATGGGCGGTCTTGGAGGAACACCGGTAACGCCGGCAACAACTCCAGCCACGATGCCTACACCTGCGCCGGCGGCAGCAACACAACAACCTGCAGGAGGCGATAAAGTAGCAACCGAGGCAACCCTGAAAGCTGCAGTAGATCTTTTAATGAAGTTACCTTTGCTCTTTACGGTCGGTGCCTGAGACTATGATCTTTTCCACAGTCACAACGTTTATTGAACAAGTCGGCCGGCGCCTGCTCTGGCGGTATGCCGAGCTCGACAACATGATTTGTATTTGGACCGGGCCGGCCAGCGGAGCGCTAGCATTTAAACCGCAAATTGATTCGCCTCATCCGCAATATCCGCTGATGTTTGTTACCGATTCAGAGATTGTTACTAAGGAAGGCGCAGTTGCGGAACTGAGCGTTACTTATGCCGGGATTTTCCAGACTAAGGGTACAAGCTTTTATGCTACTGCCCCAATAGTCAGCACTTCAGCCGTTCAAGGCAGCCGCGATTTTGTTCAATCCTGGTACAAAAAGCAAGGACCGTTGCAGTTAGTTTATGCGGATCCAAACCAATACGCAGGCGGGGTGCGTTGGGTCCAGCTTTACACTGCCGGGACGCAGACAATGACGGTTCGCTATGTAGGCGCACGAGCTGACGTCCGTTATCAGGTTTATCCCGGTCCGAGTCGATGGATCTATGCCGGAATAGGCGAATCGAATGTTTGGTATGAGGTTTTAAGTGTAACAGAGGGACCGCATACGACCAGTTTGAATGGAGTTGAATGGGATGAGGTCGAAAAAATGATTCAAGGGATTGCTCCAATTCCTCCATTATACACGGCAAAA